AACAGGTCCATAAAATGTAGTCCTATCATAAAAATTTGCTCTGGAAAAATTATTAAATTCTCCAAAATTAGTTAAACTACCATTATTACCGATACCATTGCCCGCAATTATTTTTGAAGATAAATAATTAATATTTTCTCCAATGGTATAATTTAAATATAAATTGTTGTTAGGCAAAATAGCGTTATTGGTATTTTGAATTTGATTTCTGAATTCAGTAATTTGTTGTACACTGGAAGGGTCAACGGACAAATTAACTATATTATAATCTAATAATTTTATTATTCCCCTATTAGTGGAACCAGCACTTATTACACTATTAGTATTGGAATTATAATATTGGGTAGATAAGTTAATAGATATGGGTTGATTAGGGACTTTAGTTCCAGTGGAAAAAGCTTGTTTAAAAACAGTATTACCATTTTGATTAATATATACATACTCTCCGTTTAATGTCACAGTAAGTGCATGCCATTGATCTTTTAACACAATATCTATTTGAGATGAAAATCCATATGTTTGACCAGATGCAGGACTTATTGTTGTATAATAAATTGTTGCTTTACCATCATAATCAGGATACCACAAATAAAAAGCCTCATTGCTAATACCAGTAGTAATATTACCATTACCACTAAGAGCATCTTGATTAAAATTATCCATTCCAAAAAAACAGAAATTACTAGCATCAGATGAAACATAAATATAAGAAGCTACTGTTATTGCATAACTAATAGAGTTACCAGGAGTGTTTCCAAATACATTTTGAGTATTGTAGCAAATATCCGAAATAAGAGTTTTTGCATTTTGACTAAATTGAGTTGCATTTTGATTAAAAGGAGAAGGAACTAAGGATAAAATACTTCCACTTTCTTGGTATTTTAAATCAAAATTACTAGGAATATATAATAAAGGATTTAATGATTCATTAGAAATACCAATAGTATTTATTTCTTTATTAAATGGATAATAAGCAATATTATTATTAAAATTTTTTCCATTTTGAAAATTATATAAGAATGAAGATTTACTAGCTTCGAGATTAGAATATAAAGGTGTAATAGAGTTTTCGACTCCTAATTTTTCCGTTATATTTAAGTTACTTGGAGTCATTTGATTAGCTTTAATATTTTGATTTTGTTTGGTTCTATTTAATCCTCCAGATTGTTTCCATGAATTACTTGTAAATGACATTATAAAATATTGTTTTATAATATTTTTGTATAAATGTTATAAAAATGTAGTATTAAAACCATTATAAAATCAATGCTACATGATGTAGGGGAGAAATTGAAAAAATAATATTTAGTTAGTATATAATGGGGTATGAAATAGAAATGTCTTTGGATTTGAGAAAGCATAATAGTATAACAAATATAATAGATGGAGCACAGGAACTAGCGGAATATTATGAATGTGAACGGTTTTACCAATTTTCGGAATGGGATGGGGAAGTGAGAAGATTAAAAAGAAAAGCACAAGTAATGGTAATATGTTTTGAGGAAGAAAAATTTGAAAATATGGCAAATTTTTTAAAAGATATAATAGCTAGATATAAAAAGAAATTATATATAGAATCAGTATACGATATAGATAAACATAATTTAATTTATGCTTCTTCATTTTATATGAGTATTATGGAAAAGGAACAAAAAGATGATTATAAAGAAAGGAGATCAAAGAGGTCATTTTCAGAGACAGACTATTTTATATTGAGAGATATATTGAAGAAGGATTATTAATATATAGTTTTAAGATAATTAGGAGTAATTCTTTTTTCTCGTTTGGATTTGGTCTTAGATTTGGATTTGGTCTTAGATTTGGTCTTAGATTTAGATGAATATGTAGATGCAGTTGTAGATGTAGAAGGTTTTAAACGACGAGATTTATGTTTTTTATAAAGAGGTTTACTATCAATTTCTTCCACAATGATAGGTTGTACTTTAATAGGATGATGTAAATCAGTTTCAAGTCGTTCATGAATAGAATGTTGTGAAGCAGGGATTTGAAAAAGTTTCATAATTTCATCATTAGTAAGTTGAACATAGATAGAATCATTATTATTTTGAGCTTCTAAATCAAGAATATCACCATCATAAACCATATTCCATTTAGCATTATCAATAATATTTCCATCAACAATAGTTTTATATTGTCCGTAAGTTTGAATATAAGATTCCATATAAAATATAAAAATATTTTATTTAAATATTAAGAATAAAATATTTATTTTTTTATATATGAAAGCGAGTGATATAAACAACAAAGGAAAAAAAGAGAAAGGAGAAAAAGTTAAAGCAGGAGACTGTATATTTCCTTTTAAATATCAATGGAAAGAACATAATGAGTGTGTTAAAACTGAAAAAGGAGATATTTGTGCGACTTCTGTAAGTGATAGAGGAACACTAAAAACTTATGGATATTGTGAAAAATCCGAAATCAAATCACCAATGAAATTAAGTAGTCAAATAGCTTTAAATATAACATCCAAATCCAAATCTAAGACAAAATCCAAATCTAAATCCCCATTAAAAACAACATCAAAGTCCAAGTCAAAAAGTAAATCAAAAGAGAGCTTAAAAAAAGGAACTGAGAAAAAGGCACTAAGAAAGACATTAAAGAAAAAAAAATTAGTAATTGTAGATGCATTTTCTCCAAAATCTAAGAGCTTAAAATTACCTACTCCAGAAGAAAAATTGAAGTCCACATCTCCTATTAAAATAGAAGAAACTATAGAAATGGACTTAAAGCCATCCCCAAAAGGTAAACCAATGAATAAGGAACTAATTGATATTATGGAAGAATTAGCTGACATTATGATGCGACAAGGAGAACCCTTTAAAGCTAGAGCATATAAAAAAGCTTCTGAAACCATTATGGCATATCCAGGAGATATTATAGAAGTCACAGAATTAAAAGATAAACCAGGAATCGGTAAGACTATTATGGATAAATTAGAAGAATTCCAAAAAACAGGTACTCTAAGTGTATTGGAAAGAGAAAGAAAAAATCCAATGAATCTTTTTACTAATATTTATGGTGTTGGACCTAAAAAAGCAAAACAACTTATAGATGAAGGTATAACCACTATTGAACAATTAAAAGAAAATGAAGGAAAACTAAATGATACGCAAAAAATAGGATTGAAATATTATGAACCGTTGCAACAAAGAATCCCTAGAAATGAAATAAAAGATTTTGAAAAGGTATTCCAAAAAGTTTTTAATGAAGTAACACCTTCTAATAGTAAATTTGAAATTGTAGGCAGTTATAGAAGAGAAGCACAAAATTCAGGAGATATAGATGTCATTATTACCAATGAAGAAAATAATATTGACGCTTTTAATAAATTTTTAGATGCCTTAATTAAGGATGGAATTGTAATTGAAGTATTAACCAGAGGAAAAACAAAAAGTCTAACTATTGGTGTCATAAAAGATTCTATTCCTAGAAGAATTGATTTCTTATATACCCCTCCTACTGAATATGCTTTTGCTACTTTGTATTTCACAGGTAGTAAAGCATTTAATACAGTAATGAGACAAAGAGCATTAGATATGGGTTATACTTTAAATGAACATGGATTATCTCTCATGCAATCTGGTAAAAAAGGAGAAAAAGTTGATATTGAATTCCCTACTGAACAGTCTATTTTTGATTTTTTGGGAATGAAATATAAGGAGCCAAAACAAAGAGAAGGATATAAATCCGTAGAACTATTAGATAAAAATAAATCCAAAGAGGAAACAGTGGAGGAAAAACCTCCTTCAAAAGAGAAATCACCCAAAAAAGTGTCTAATAATAAAACGGTTAAGGTTAAAAAAGATAAATCTGGATTTAAAGAACATATTTCCGAATTTAAAAAGAATGGAATTGATACATTAAAATTATTAACAGAAAAACAATTAGAAACAATAGTAGATGAAGCACAAAAAGCATATTATAATGACCCTGAAAATTCTTTATTAACTGATAATGAATATGATATTATAAAGGAATATATGGAAAAAAAATATCCTAAAAATAAGGTATTAGATCAAATCGGTGCTCCTATTCAAGATAAACATAAAGTAAAATTACCATACTTTATGGGTTCTATGGATAAAATTAAACCTGATACCAATGCTCTACAAAAATGGAAAGATAAATATACAGGACCATATGTTCTCTCTGCCAAATTAGACGGTATTAGTGGATTATATTCTACCGAAAATAATGAACAAAAATTATATACAAGAGGAAATGGAGAAGTAGGTCAGGATATTAGTCATTTAATTCCATTTTTAAGATTGCCTACTACGCCAGATATTACCATTAGAGGGGAACTAATTATGAAGAAATCAACTTTTATTGACAAATATAAAGATCAATTTTCCAATTCTAGAAACTTGGTATCTGGTCTAGTGAATCAAAAAAAACTAGAACCTGACAAATTTCATGATTTAGATTTTGTTGCTTATGAAGTCATTAAGCCTTCATTGAAACCCAGTGAACAAATGAAATTTTTAGAAAGTCAATCTGTAGAGGTTGTAATAAATGAGACAATGCAAAATATTGACAATTCTATTTTATCTGAAATATTAGTAGATTGGAGAGAATATTATGAATATACGATTGATGGAGTGATCGTAGTAAATGACGAAATTTATAAACGCACTCATGAAAATCCAAAATACGCATTTGCATTTAAAATGGTCTTATCTGATCAAATTGCTGAAGCAAAAGTTTTAAATGTATTATGGGCTGCTAGTAAAGATGGATACTTAAAACCTAGAATCCAAATAGAACCTGTAGTATTAGGAGGTGCCAAAATAGAATATGCTACTGCTTTTAATGCTGCATTTGTAGAAGATAATAAAATAGGCATCGGTGCTCTTGTTAAATTGGTTAGAAGTGGAGATGTAATTCCACATATTATGGAAGTCATTGAGCCAGCGGAAAAGGCAAAAATGCCGGATGTTGACTACAAATGGAATGAAACCCATGTAGATATCATCTTGGAAGATGCAGAACAAGATGAAACAGTAAAAGAGAAAAATATTATTGGATTTTTCAAAGGTTTGGAAGTAGATGGTCTAGGACCTGGTAATGTAAAAAAAATAATCAAAGCAGGTTACGAAAGTGTACCACAAATAATTGCGATGACTGAAGAAGATTTCTTAAAAGTAGAGGGGTTTAAAAAGAAGATGGCTGAAAAGGTCTACAATTCTATTCATGAGAAAATAGATAAAGGCTCATTACCGCAAATAATGGCCGTTTCCAATATATTTGGAAGAGGATTTGGTGAAAAAAGAATTGAACCCATTTTATCCAAATACCCAGATATTTTAACTTCTTCCGAAAGCGACCAAGAAAAAATAGATAAAATTAAGTCTATTAAAGGTATGGAAAAGAAAACTGCAGAAAGATTTGTCCATAATATTTCTAAATTTATGGACTTTATTCAAGTTGCCAAATTACAAAGCAAATTATCTGATATTCCTATTGAACAACCTAAAGATGTATCTCATCCTCTTTATGACAAAACCATAATTATAACTGGTTTCAGAGATAAAGAACTAAGTGAAAAATTAAAATCTATTGGGGCTAAAGAGTCTTCTGCTGTCACCAAAAATACTTTTGCTGTTATTGTTAAAAATAAAGACGAAGAAACCGGCAAAATGGAAGCTGCCAAAGAAAAAAATATACCTATTTATACTATCGACGAATTTAAAGAAAAATTTGACTTACAATAATCTAAAGCAAAATAATAATATAAATAAAATAAATTTGTTTTTATGTAGATAAAAGATGTTTAAAAACAATATAAAAACAAATATTTAGATAATGTATATGTTTATTTACGGAATTACATCCCTCATGCTTCTAGCCGGAGTTTCGGCATTAAATTCTACTGACCACCACTGGCATAAATTTCAAAATTTTATTCATAGATTTGAAAAAAATTACGACTCTCTAGTAGAATTTGAAAAGAGATTTGAAATCTTTCGATCAAATATGGAATATGTAGCTGAACAAAATGCTCTAAATCTTCCTTATACTTTAGGCGTTACTCCTTTTGCTGATATAACTGAAGATGAATTTGCATCCTTAAATGGTATTAGGGCTGGAGGTCCTTTTTTTACTGGTTGTTCTAAATTTCAAACTTCCCCTATGCCTGTTCCTGTATCTTATGACTGGAGAGAGAAAAATGCTGTCACTCCTGTCAAGGATCAAGGACAATGTGGTTCCTGTTGGTCTTTTAGTGCCACTGGGGCCATGGAAGGTGCTTGGGCAATTACTAATCATAAACTAGAAAGTTTATCTGAACAACAATTAGTAGATTGTTCAAAGTCATATGGTAATCACGGTTGTAATGGTGGATTAATGGATGATGCTTTCCAATATGCTATCGATAATGGTATGTGTTTAGAAAGTGCTTATCCTTATACTGCCAAAGGTGGTGATTGTCAAAAATGTGATCCTGTTGTTAAAATTTCTGGTTGTGTAGATGTTACTAAAAACAATCAAGTTTATTTGAAAGAAGCTGTCTCTAGAGGACCTGTTTCTATTGCTATTGAAGCTGATACTAAGACATTTCAATTGTATACTGGAGGTGTTATTACTAGTTCAGCTTGTGGTACTAATCTTGACCATGGTGTTCTTATTGTTGGTTACGGTTCTGAATCTGGTACTGATTATTGGCTTGTCAAAAACTCCTGGGGACCATCTTGGGGAGACCATGGATATGTAAAAATTGAAAGAAGTGATAGCACTAATGATCCAGGGGTATGTGGTATTGCTATGCAAGCTTCTTATCCAGTGGTTTAAATAATATTATATTTATATTTCATATATTATAAATATAATACAATAAAAAAAGGGGGGATTACCCTCTTTTTATTTTTTTTTATTAATTAAATTATAAAACATAACTACTACTATCTATCTAAATTTTTTACTTACCTTTTTTCTAATAGACCTCCCCTTCTTCCCTATCTGGTGTCTGCTCGGTCAACTTCTTCTTTGGAACATTGATTCGCTTCTTGGGATGCGAACGCTGTCTGTTAAGTCTATTTCCATAGACTACTTGAGGCGGAACCATTGGAGGAGCCTGCATTGGATACCACATTGGTCCCTGAGGAGTCATCATCATGGTTCCGTATCCCATGAAGTAGTTCTGTTGTGGAGCAGTAAAGTCCTGTTGCGGAGGAGTAAAGTCCTGTTGCGGAGGAGTAAAGTCCTGTTGCGGAGGCTTCTCCTTCTCTTCAAATGGTAAAACCAACCAAAACCATGGGTCCTCATAGACCAACTTGGTCTTAACAGCTGGATCCTCGACATCCCTCTTGAATATCTTGGCAGCTGTCGAGTCAAACAAGTATTCAAAATGAACGAAGGCCATGTTATAATTATCCCCCTTGTCATTGGTGCGCTTCACCAAATCGACCTTACTTACCTCACCAATGTTCTGATTGTAGAACACATTGGCAATACGCTTCTCGCTGATATTTGCAAATACGCGAGGAATGAAAACTGAAAACGAAGACATGTTAATAAAGCTTTAAACTCTATGTGTTAAATGATACAACTTGTTATAACATGTATATAACTTCAATTTTTTTTTAATCCGTGCTTTTTTCAAAAACTTTTATTTGTATTTTTAATCCAGTTCTAATTCAATAATATTTTTAAAACCTACTTTTAAATAATTATATACATTATTTTTAATTCGATTACTTTTTGTTTCAAAATTTAATTCTATGCATAATATTTTTCCCAAATAATTATTTATTTGTTTATGAAATTTTTCATCTTCTAATTGTTCTATATTTTGGTCTTGGTAATTTTTAAATAATACTAGTATTTGACTATTTACTTTTTTAATTACTTCCTCCCATTCTTCTTTTTGTATTTCATTCCATTTTTTATTTTTATAAATATAAATTAACTGTTTTTTTTCATTAAAACATTTAATTGTTTCTAATTTTATAAAATAATTATTTAATATTTCTGATATACCTTTTATAAATCCTTTGTCAAATATTATATACAAATCTTCATTTGTCAATTCTATTTTACTCCAATCATCACTAAAATCATATTTCATTTCTTCTTTTTCATTTAACCATTCTATTATATTTATTTTTTTATTTTTCCTATTTAAATTTGCTTTTATATTACTTATTTCCAATTGCATTTTGTTTTGATTTTCTATTAAACTTTCAATCATCCCAAGTAGTTTTGGTATAGTATCTTTATCAGCTGTATTCATATTTTCTCTTTCACATTTAAAAATATGGGTTTCATAACAACCTTTCTTTTTATATAATTTAAAACAATTAGGACAATTAATTATTTGTTTAAATGACATTATTTTTATTTAAATTGTTATTTTTTTTTATAATCAATTTTATTATTATTATATATTATATAATGAGTTTTCCTCCTGCTGGTTATTTATATGATTGTAGTTGTTCTGGTGGTATAATTTATGGAGTATCCCAATGTAGATCTTGTGGTTGTGTATGTGATGCATCTGGTTGTGTATGCTCTGCACCTAATTTACAAGATATTACTCAAAAAAGAATATGGAACACTGTTAGAGTTCCTGAATCAGAATATATTATGAATTTGGCATCTTTAACTGTTTATCAACAACCTAATGCTTCTTATGCAAATGTTAATTGGAATCAATATAGTGATAGAGCATTACCAGGTAATTCTCTGGTTTCTAATATAACTATTGTTCCTTCTCATGGTAATTCTACTAGGTCTTCCATAACAAGACTAAGACCTGGTTCTTTAAAACCAGGTGGAAAAGGGGTTGATATTAAACATGGAAGTTATGATAGATATTTAGCTAGATTAAAAGGAAAAGGACCTTTAAGAACACAAAGAGATACCAGTTTAACTAATTCTTCACAATCTGTTGCTATTAAAGGAGGCGTAGTAGGTAATAAAACTAAATCTTATGGAATTGTTGGTTCATCATATAAACCAAATAAAGCTGGTTCATGTTTGTGTTTTAATTAAATTAATTTCTTATTATTACATATAAATGTTTAATAATAATAAATCACTTTTGGGAAATCGTGGACAACACCATGAAATGTCTTTATTTGGAAAAAAAAGAGGTGTTAGAAGAGTGATTCCGCCTCAGCCTCCTAGACAACCTTTACAATTTCCATTAGAAAAAGAAACAGTAGAATATATTGTTGGGAATAATATAGCCGAAGAAGAAGCTAGATTGCAAGCTGAAGAAGAAGCTAGATTACAAGCTGAAGAGCAAGCTAGATTGCAAGCGGAAGAGCAAGCTAGATTGCAAGCTGAAGAAGAAGCAAGATTGCAAGCTGAAGAAGAAGCAAGATTGCAAGCTGAAGAAGAAGCAAGATTGCAAGCTGAAGAAGAAGCAAGATTGCAAGCTGAAGAGGAAGCTAGATTGAAAGCTGAAGAAGAAGCTAGATTGCAAGCCGAAGAAGAAGCTAGATTGAAAGCTGAAGAAGAAGCTAGATTGCAAGCCGAAGAAGAAGCTAGATTGAAAGCTGAAGAAGAAGCTAGATTGCAAGCCGAAGAAGAGGCCCGATTAAAGGCTGAAGAAGAGGCCCGAATAAAGGCTGAAGAAGAGGCCCGATTAAAGGCTGAAGATGATGCCCGATTAAAGGCTGAAGAAGAGGCCAAATTAGCACTTGAATTAGAGCAAAAATCTGAACCAAATATGGAAGAAGTATATGAAGAGCCATCAGTAAGCCCAGGAGAAAATTTGTTATCCGCTAATTTAGATTT